GTTTTTAGCAACATCTTCAAAATTACTTACGTGATCAGGAACAGTTTTAGATTTACCGTCCCCAAATAGGATTTCTTTACTCATCTTTTTCTACCTTACTTAGCAGGTCTAAAATTACATTCTCAGCAAAACTGAGACCTGACAGTTCACCGATTACTTTATTATATTGGTTCCAATCTTGAACACTACCTGTCTTCACAACTTCTATGAGTTCTTCTTGACGTGCTCTTATGTTTTTAAGAATTTTTTGAGTTAAGTAAACGTAATCCATTTAACACTTCCACTGTCTTCTTGACCAGTAGTTTGCTTTAGTTCTATCACTGCCTAAACCTTTACTACGTGCACAGTATGATCTTTTTCTTTTAGGATCGTTAGGATGAGCTCCTAAGTTTGGGTCGCCGAATGTCACTCTTTTTATTTTATTATTTTTAGGATCTTTTACAAAAACTTCTCTAGTTTTTTTACCGTACCCTGGATCGCCTTTTTTTATTCTTCTTGGCTTGTTTAAGGTAACTTTTTTTCCTCGATATTCCGCCACGTTTTTTACCACCTTTTAATTGGTTTGCTATAGCAGGACGGTTAATCACTACCTTTTACCAGACCAATCTGTATTAAACTTTGTTCCTTGAGTTGCTTTACCTTTACCTTTAACTTCTGACTGACCCATGCCAAAAACTTTTTTATAAAGTATTTCGCCAGACCTTAAAGGTGGATTACCTAAGTCTAGTCTATCAGGTGCCGATACTTCAACTTTTTTATATTTAGTACTGTCTTTCATATTAACTCTTTATTGCCTTTATCATTCTTCGTATATCTGCATCAGATATATCACGTCCTCTTTGTCCCTTACTCATATTTAGTGCTGCTCTGGCTTTGTCAAGATCAGACTTACTACTTCCTGCGCCACCACCATTTCGCATCTTACTTCTTTTACCGTTCATCGGCATTTTTACGCTATTAGGATTGGATCTGCCACCACCGACGCCACCACCTCTATTCATTTTAGGTTTCTTAACACCACCGCCAGTTTGCATTTTAGGTTTTTTAACACCACCGCCAGTTTGCATTTTAGGTTTTTTAACGTCACCACCTTTTTGCATTGGGTGCCTTTTCTTTAGCATGCTCATTGACATTTTAGGTACGCCACCACCTTTTTGCATTTTAGGTTTCTTAACGCCACCGCCATTATTCATTTTATGTTTCATATTAGTTCCTATTAATTAAATCAGCTTCCCTAACTTGTTTCAATATCTCAGAATATGATTTAGCCAAGTCTGCTTTTTGTTTCATCATGGCTTCTTCACGATCCTGAGCTATTTTCATCTCAGCGATAGCTTCACTCGATTCTATTTTAGCCTGATCTACCTGTGCTCGTAAAGTATCTGATTGAGATTTTTGTGCTAATTCTTCTCTCTTTAGTTGGACTATAGGGTCTATCTGTGCATTTTGCTGAGCTTGAGCCATAGCTTGTTGCTGTCCAGTAACTACTTGTGCTGCTTGTGCTGCGAGCCCTGCTATCTGGTTCATAATCTCTGGAGGCATTTGACCTGAAGGTAGGTCTGGTAGTGGTTGACCTAATACTTGTTCTATCTGCTGTTTATATTGGAAGGCTAAATGTTCTTGTATATTAGCTCCGATAACAGCTTGTGCTTGTGGGTTTTGAGCAACCATAGGGTTTTGTAAAAATGCAGAGTGTGCTGCAATATACGCACCATGGTCTTGAAAAACAAAAGCCTGTATAGGTTGTCCTGTAAGTGCTGCCTGTTGTTCTGAGATGGGGTCTCGAGGAGGAACTTCCATTGGAGGGGGT